AAAGCTAACACCTTAGAAGTAAAGTTACGAATTGGATACTTTCCGTTTACTTTTTCTACGTGGTAAAAGATATTATTTACAATGTTAGAAAATTTAGATTTATCAATTCCAAAATATTCATTGCGTCCTGGTAGAAACAAAGTGCAGCTCCCACCAATAATATGGCCATAATAAATATCATTATAGTAAATCGCATAACAAATAGATCTACCTACAAAACCTTTTGGCTTTGTATAATGTTTAGCCATTGATTGTTTGAGACGTTCATCATTTTTATTTGTTATCTCTAAGTGAATCATTCTTCCGTCTTGAGTATCTTTTACAAATATAATTTATTAAATCTAACGCCTTAGAAGACTGTTCATATCTTAAATACATTTGTTTCCATTTAGGTCTTTTTTTTATTCTATCCTTAACAAACTTATCTCTCTTATCGGCTGCTTCTTGTCTTCTCTCAAGACCTAAGTATATCTTACCAATAGGGTTGTACTCACCCCAAAGATGAGTAGCAACACTATTAGTATCTAGCCAACGGCTAAAACGCTTCATTGCGTTTTTATATAAAAGTTTTGTCTTCATTAATTTAAATGTTTCTTAGCCAATCTATCTAAAAAAGCTTCATCATCATCTGCTCTTTCAATTCTGTCACGGCTTATATTTACCTTAGTATACAAATCTGCAAAACCTGTATTTATAATTGAGTCCATAACTTCTGGATGTTTAAGTTTGCGTTCAGCTCTTAAAATAATTTGTCTAACTCTTTCTCGAGTAACATTAAACATTTTGCTTATCTCTTCTAGCGTATGTTCAGCTCCACCATTAAAACCATATCGCAAAGATAAAAACCTTTCCTCTCTGTGGTTTAGTCTTTTATGCATTGCTTGAGTTATTTTTAGTTTAATATCATTCTCAATTACTTTTCGTTCTTGGTTTTGCACAGGATCAACAAGCTGCCTCATCTCTTGTTCTTCTATTTTAAATACATAACCAGATCTATTGAAACCTTGAAGTTGTCTATCTGTAAAAGCTTCTTCTGGAGTCATTCCTAATAAATCTAAAACACTTTGAACAAATGGTTTTAGTGTGCCTTTCATTGACAAAGGTTTTAGTTTACCATTAACTATTTCAGTAACAGGTTGATAAGGTAATCCTGTTTTAAAACAAAAATTCATTACACTTTTGTAACCTAGACTTTCTATTTTAGAAAGTATCTTATCATTTCGTATTGTTATTTTTACTCTATAATCTTTAATCATTTTTTTACCTCTTGGTTAAATTACAGAAATCTTACCAAACTGAAATATCCCTGCAATCACTTTTTTTATAGGACTTTCCCATATAATTATTCTGACTCCTGTAAAACTTTTTTAATAGCTAGACCAAAAATCCTTGCCATTTGAGGCACTATTGCATTACCTAAAGACTTTATTCTGCTTGCTCTATCTTTGTCCAATTCTCTGGAAATCCCATTAGGAATTCCACAAAGGTCGGATTCAATTTGCCACCAGGTTTTGGTATGTTGTTCTTTAACATGTTGCCCACTACTGTCGACTTCCCCTTCTGACTGATCGGGAACGTCACATTCTTTGAGTCGTGAGCCGTGGGTGTTGGTATTTGACTCTTGTCTGTGTTGTAAATCTTGTTCACTACATCGTTCAACTTCGCTCCGAACTTGGTTCCAGTGCCAACCCTCGTTACACTCCAACCTGATGAATTTTTTTTCACTGTCTCTGGTGGTGCTACTACATCCATCTGACAACTCGCTGATGGTGTTGGAAACATTTGAACGTGTGCCGTTAGATTGTGTTGAGCTGCAGCCTTTACACCTTTTCGTTTGATCAGAGTTTCTGCATCTTCCTGTCCCGATGATCTTGGTGTTGGATACATCTTCATCGTTTCTGGATCCACTTGTTCTCTCAGGTTTGATGGTTTGGTTCTGCCCTTCCTGTGTCCCTCCATTAATTTTTTTGTCCCTGCTGCGCTTCTCGGCGGCAAGTAATCCATTGTGTTTGGAGTGGCCCACAATCCAGACTCTAAATCTTTGGTGCCAAGCACCGATGCCTGAAGCAGGTATAAGGAAACATTGGACTTCGAAACCTTCACCTTCCAAGTCATCTTGCACCTGTCTGAGGACCATGCCGTTTTGGAGGTTAACAAGTCCCTGCACATTCTCTCCAATAATGAATTCGGGTTTGACTTCTTTAATAAGTCTAAACATTTCTGGCCAGAGATATCTGTTGTCATCTCTCCCTTTTTGTTTACCTGCGACACTGAATGGTTGACATGGGAATCCTCCAACAATGACATCTGCTTCAAATTCTTTTCCTTTGACATTTCTTATATCTCCTTCAATTGGTATGTTTGGAAAATTCTTTTTTAAAACTTTTTGACAAAATTCATCAAACTCTACAAACTTAACTGTATCAAATTTATCAGTGGAATGAAGGCCTAAACTAAATCCTCCAATGCCACTGAATAAATCTAATACTTTAAGTTTAGTTTCCAATGAATTCCTTTTTACTTGAGTCTCTCATTTTCAAAAATTTAAATTTTGCTATTTTCAACATTCTTTCAAATAAAGACTCTGCTTTAAATGTTTTAACAACATTCATAACTTTACCATTAACTACAAATGTTAATGTGTTGGTAGCATGATCTAACTCTATAGTAAAAAGTTCTTTGGCCTTGACTCTAGTGTCAACTCTTTTTAGATCGCTCTCCGTCATCATTACTTTCTCCGTTTAATAATTTTTTTCTAAAATTTTCAACAGTTGTTTTATTTTTCTTAGCTTGATGTTCTACATAGTCATTTAACAATTTAGATATCATTGCACCTGGGGCTCTATATTTAGATTTACAAAGTGCTTTTAATACCTTGTAATCTTTAGAGGGTATTGCTACTGACTTCCATTTATTTATGTCCATTGATAACCTCCTTCAAATCATTCAAAGGGCTTTCTTCTTTTACTAAATCTTTCCAACTTGGTTCTTTAACTTCCATATCTTCTGTCAAAAGTAATGGCTCTAGTGTTTCAGTTATTCCTAAAGCTTCTTTAAGTCTTTTGTTTTCTTCTTTAAGCTTATTGATATTTTCTTCAAGTAATTTAAGTGAAGTCATTAGTTTATTAAATGCATTTTGCATTCTTTCGAGTGCGTATAATTCACCTTCTGGTTTTTGGCCAAGTGGCAGTAAATTATCTGTAGTCATTTTGTCTCCTCATATTGTTGGTTTGTTTTTATTATGCTATCTTAATTATATGGGATGTAATTAGAAGTCAATGAAAATAATGTTAGTAATATATATTTGTTCTGTAGTTGGAGGTAGCTGCATGCCACCTATACAAATTCAAGAAAGTTATAAAGATATGTTTGATTGCCATGTTGAGGGCTACAAAAAATCAGTAGACTTATTAAAAGAAATGGGTAGAGATGAAGTAAATAAATATGAGATATATACAAAATTTACTTGTGAAAAATTATTTGAAACCTAATGCTTATTAAATTTATATTACTAACATCTTTTTGTTTAAATTATCCAAATGGAGAGACAAAGTGTGGGCAATATCTCAGAGATGACCTCTCAGATGCCCTAGAATGCAGATCTATGGCTCGTGCTATAGGTACAGCTAAAAAACGTCAAATCGAAGAAATAGGGGGTTCTATGGCCTCTTATAGCGTCTTTTGTTATGCTATTGACAAGGATGGTCTAGATATTGACCAAACATTCGAAATATCTTATAATATCTTATGACAGCTTATCGTGTCAAAGCATACATGGGAGGTCTGCAAGTAGACCAAGTAGTTGAAGCAGCCGATGGTAAAGAAGCGATTTTAAAGGTGTCAGAAAACGTGGACAATGGTACTGTTGAAGTTGTTGAAGATGGCTTCACCGGTAATAAAAGAGTCCACATAACATACGAGGAGATCGTAAATGTTAAGTAAAGAAAAATTGGAGTTATTAAAAAAACTTCAACATAAAGAGCATGCTTGGTCAGCTAGTCTTATGACAAATGGAATATGCACTACTGAAATGCTTAAAACTGAGAGTGAAATAAAATCTCTTAGAAATGAATTAAAGCACCAAGATGTTCAAGAACTCTTAGCTGCAACAGGCTAAGTTTTATTAGGTTTTAAAAAACTAAACTTTTTCCCTAGGGATTCTTTCGGCTTAATAAACTCATAGTGGTTAATAATTTTTAAAAGTCTATTTCTTTTTACAGTACAGTAAGGCAAAAATAATTTTGCAAGATGTAACGCTTTCTGGTGTGAGCATCTCCATCTCCATTGATTTGTTTTACCTAAAGATCCTTTACCAATACCTTTGAAATGAATGCTACCAACTTTAACAATGTCATAAAAATTTTTAATACAATCTAAATCTGTCATTGCAATTTCCATTGCAACATTCCATTTTAAATATATTTTACCGTTTGGCTTTTTACATTTATATTGTGCATAATTTATATTACCTTCTCCTTCAAACAATCCTGCTGCAAAAGCTATTAAGTCCCTGTTATCATGAGGAAAATTTTTATTTAGCATCACCCCAACTTTTACCTAATCCAACATCAACTACTGAAGGTACTTTAAACTCAATTGATTTTTCCATAATACTTTTAATTTCTTCTGCATGAGCATCATCTTTAATATTAAAACAAAGTTCATCATGTATCTGTAACATAGGCAAGTGACCTGCATTATAACAATCCAACATAGATTGTTTTGTTTGATCAGCTGAGGATCCTTGTATTAATCTATTTAATGCTTTGTATGTATAGGCTCTCTTAATATTATCTTTACCATATTTAGCTACTGCATTATCAAATGTTTCAGCTTGGTGTAGTCCAAAGTCTCTAGTCTCCCACTTATCAAACCTACACTTTCTACCTTTTTTAGTTCTAATCACACCCTTCTCATCGGCTGCTAATTTACATCTGTCAGAAAGTTTTCTTATAAAAGGCACCTTCTTGTTGTACTTTTCAATTAACTCATCTGCTTCATCTTTAGTAACTCCTAATGATAATGCTAATTTATTTTTACCCATTCCATACATTATACCAAGGCCTATAGTCTTAGCTTGAGTTCTTTCAATACCAACAAGATCTGCAACTGTTTGATGAAAGTCTGCACTATTATCTTTATATGCTTCAACTAATTCTTGAGATCCTGCGTAACCATTGTCTCCAATAGATGCTGCATAGTGTACAGTCATTCTTGGTTCTTGTTGTGAATAGTCAAATGAGCCCCATTGATAGCCCTCTTCTGGTATAAATAGTGATCTGATTTTAGGACCTAGATCCTTATTTCTAGCAGGTACTTGTTGTAAGTTTGGGTTACTCATAGATAGTCTACCCGATACAGTTCCTCCAGAATCTGATCTTAGTTGTTGTATCTCTCCATGAATTCTACCTTTAACCTGATATCGAAGTATTGATGATAGGAAGGTGCTATGAAATTTATTTACCTCTCTGGCTTGCACAATCAACTGCGCTAGTTTATGTTTGTTATTTATTAACCAATTTTGTGTAAAGGAAGGCTCTTTTGTTTTTTCAGTTCGTGGATAATCTAACTTCATTTTGTCAAAAGCTTTGGCAATCTGGCGTGATGCCCAAATGTCTACTTCTATTCCTGATTCTTTTTTTATGGCCGATAGTATTTCTTTCTCTTGGTTCAACATTTGTTTTTTTAATTGTTCAGCTAATTCCACTTGGACTCTCACTCCTCGTTGACGCATTTTTATCAAGACAGGAATTAATTGTTGTTCTAGATCCCAAACTGTTTCTAAACTCTGAGTTCTTATTTCTTGTTTAAATCTTTGCCATAACTTTAACGTTAGCACTGCATCTTGCTCTGCATAATATCCAACATGTTCTGCAGGTAACTTCCACATCTCTGCTTTAGGATCTATACCATGTGCTGCGGCAGCTTCTCTTAATTCTGTTTCTGCTTTTATTTCTCCCAGGTAATCAACCGACAAACTATTTAAATTATACTGAAATCTATTTTCATCTATTAATGCTGCAGCTATCATTGTATCTACTATTGGTCCGTTGACCGTGATCCCAGATGCTTCTAACCATCCTACATCATACTGAGCATTATGAAAAATTTTTGTACAAGGTAAGCTACAAACTTTTTTCATGTAAGCTTTGACTTGTTCTGGTATCATATTACCACCACCTAAATGACCAAACGGAAAGTATCCTTGCCATCCATCAACGGCTACTGCAAAACCTACGATCTCTCCTTTACCTAAAGCCCAACCAGCTCCAAGCTTTTCATTAATGCCATCATCCTTAGTTTCTAAATCAATTGCTATCTCAGTAGCATTAGATAGATCTTTATACTCTGATGGTGTGTTCCACATAGATTTTTTAAAAGTTAATGTAAGTTGTAGTCCGTTCATTTTTTCTCTTCTTTCAAATGTTGCTTCTCTAATTCACAATAATGAATAATCTTATCTATATCCTCTATTGTTTTACCTTTGAATAAATACCTACATACATATTTAATAACATTTGCTTGAAAAGGATTGAGACCATTCTTTCTTATAAAAGTCCATGGTTGAATAATAAATGATTGGTAATGAGATCCTCCAATTTGTTTTTCATCAGCATCTTTAGCTTCATCGAACATTCCTTTATTTGTCATTTTTCTCCTGAACATAAATTAAATAGTCTGACCCAATTGGGTAGTTAAACTTATAGTCTGTTCTTAATAAATGTAAAGTTTTTCTTGCTCTTGTTGCACCGGTATACCAAACCTTACGTTCATCACTTTTTTCTTGTTTGTTTTTATTTGCATAATCAGACGGATAGTTACCTTTACTATAAAGCACAACATGATTTGCTTCACCACCTTTTACACTATGTATTGTATCAATTGTTATTATTGGATCTTTATCTAATTCTTTTTGTCCATATCTTCTTAACAATCTTATAAAATGTCTTACTTGTTTTGGTTTAAAATTTCTTCTCAATATCCAAAACCAAGGTTTATTTTTTTGTGTGTCTTCTAAAGCTAGACCACACCACTCTTTTAAAGTTTGAAAGTCATACTCTTTTAAATCTGGTTCATTTCTCCAAAACTTATCTAATCTATATGCAGGGTCTTCAAGTTCTCTAATATACTTGACCATGTTACGTGCTGCTCTTTTATCTATCTTCTTATTATTACTTATCGTTGTCCAAGCTTTGATAGCTTCCCATTGTTTCTGATCAAAACATTTAGTGCCTCTATTATCTTTGTAATATAAACCTGCATCCTTAGCTAACATCCTAAGTTCATTTACAGTTTCATTAATACGACCTAAGATATACCAATCTTCTTTTAGTGTTTCGAAAGGTATCTCTTTAAATGACAAATAACTTTTAACAGATCCTTTTGAGTCTCCTGGTTGATACTCTTTCTCTTCACTATCTCTTATCCCCCTTCTAATTACTTGAGAAAATCTGTGTATTGCTTCACCAAATCTTTCTGTCTTTCTTAATTTTACTTTACGACCTGGAAAGAACTTAGTAAAATATTTTGGATCTGCTCCATTCCATTTGTAAATAGCCTGGTCATCATCTCCTGCAAGATATATTCTATCTACTTTAGGTGCCATCTTATATAACACTGACCATTGTAACGGTGTACAGTCTTGTGCTTCATCTAAGATTAAAACTTTAAGTGGTGGGAAATCTACTTCAGAGATTGCTCTTTGAATCATATCATCAAAGTCTATAAATGATCTTTCTCCTCCACCTGTCTTATAATGTTCGTAAGTAGCTATCTTTCTTTTGAATACTGTAAGTGAATCTCTTTTATAACTCTCCATCTTATATGCTTCTTCTGGATCAATTAATAAATTCCTAGCTTTACTGTAGACCCCTAGTGACCAATCTTTATACATGAAGTTATCATCTGCTAATCTTTTATCTGAAGTCTTAATTACTTTAGTCTGTAATGCGAAATCAATTGTACAATCTTTAGGATCAAATACTTCTTCTGGAAAGTATCTTCTACAATAAGTATGTAATGTTTTGAATCTTGAAAAGTCTTCTGTAGAATAATTTGGAAAAGACTCCATGGCTCTTCTGACTGCAGTGTTAACAGCTTTGTTAGTAAAGGATAGATAAGCAATATCATTTGGCCTTACACCTTTTCTTAAATAACTTTTAAGAACCTTCTCAATCAGTGTGTATGTTTTACCTGTACCTGGAGGACCAAAGATCTTTACTGTTTTATGGTAAAGATCTTTTAATATTCTAAGTTCTAAACTTTCCTGTGTGGAATTCGTCATCCATCTCCGTTACAGTTTTCTTTGTTTCTTTTTTCTCTGCTACTTTATAATCAACAAACTTAGGCATCATAACTGACCACACATTCTTAACACCTTCATGGTAGTCATGTCTATCACAATTAAGTAAGTTCAATGCTTCACTAGCACTCTTAAATGTTTTATCGCTACCTAAAAATTTTTCAAAAGTTATTTTTTTGAAGTAACAAATGTTTGTTTTAGAATCTAGTATAACATAATTGTCTTGTAGTTTCTCAAAGTCATCTTCTTCAATATGACTCTCAAAGAATTTTTTAAGAAAATTATATTTCTCTTCACCAAGTGTATCTTCAAATTTCATCTTCTCATTCTCAACTGCTTTCCTAACTAATGTAGCCATAAGCATTTCAAATGGAGATGGTCCCGACTTAGGTTTAGGTAATGTCATCCAATAGATACCATAACGTAATAGTTTAACTCTAAAAGATTTTTCATCTTTCATATCTTCAGGATTAATTATTATTTTCTCATTTTGAAACTTAAATGTATATTCAATTGATTTAGTAGATCTAATAAACTCTACATCTTCAAAGTCATCAATCATATCTGGTACTTGTGAACCAATACCAAGCTTTCTTAACTTACATAGATCTTTATTACATAATGGTGCAATTGCATTTGTTTTAGGTGGACACTTATATGCATAATCTTTTTTAGATATAGACTTTGCAAGTGTTTCTACCTCTTTAGGATCTAACGGTGTTGTAAATATTTCATAATTCCTTCTCTGTAAAATATTTTGTATTTCACTTGCATTTAAGCTGCCATCGGCTTTCTTCATCTCAAGAACACCAACATTAAATAACAATTCGTTCCTGTGATTACCCTCCCATTTTTCTGAAATCATTTTTTGAACACAAGGAGGATAATGTTTCCAATCACTCTCTGGCTCATACTCTTTAACTTTAATATTTTTTAACTGCTCTAATGTAACAGTCTTTTTAGTTATCATTTCTAAAAAATTGTTTATCATTACTGGAGTGTTGTTATCATTGTAAGCAAACTCAGTAGTTTGATCCATATTGAAGTAAGGCATGTTCAAACATTTATTCATTGGAAATACTTCTTCAGAGTAGAAGAAAGTTTTATTCCAATCATTAAGAACTTTAAGAACTTCTTTTACAGGGTACCAATCATTTAAGAATAAAAATAAATGTAGGCCACCAGATTTAGATCTTACTGCTATTAATGGTAGTTGATTGTTTCTTATAATATCTACAATTTTCTTTTCTGAAAATGTAGTATAGTTACGAGGATCAATATCAATACATCCCCATTTGCACACGTCACCGTTCTCAGGTTTTATCCCAATCCGTGTTTCTCCTTTTAAATGTTGTTTCCATAACTCAAGGGTAACAGGTTCGTGGACCGTGAGTACTTTAACCTGTTTTTTGCCCCGTTCATCTACTTCCCCCGTGAGAGAAGTAGTGATGAACAGTTCAGAATTACCCTCAAATATCTTTAAGAGTTTTTGCTCCATGATTAATTAAAACGGAGTTGCTTCCTTAACTTGATTGCCTTGAGATTGATTCTCTTGTGAGAAGTCTACCTTACCAAAGATATCACTCTTCATTGCACTCTTATAAAAGCCTTGAGTAGCTTCTAATACTTTTAGATGCTCAGTAGGATTTAAGAATGAATTAAATTCTATTACCCATCCATACCATGAGTTTTTAGAATTAGATTCTTTAGTTGTACTTAGTCTATAAGTTGTTGACCAAGATGGTGGATTGTACATACCATTCTTACCCTGCGCTCTTCTAGACTGAATCATAGAATTCCAAGTTTTGGATTTCTTTTTTTGTGTTGACTTCAAAGGTATCAAGGCTTGTTCAATTGGATTCATATCTTTATCCAATATGTAAACAAAATGATTTCCTGTATCCTCGATATAATTACCATTAGGTAATCTATCTTTATTATCTGCAGACCTTGTAGTCTCAGACATAATTGCAGGATCAGTGTGTATGTTTACGGGTCTTCCTAAACCTTCACCTTTATCCTTCCACTCGTTAAATGTGTTTATGTAAAGACATGGTGCTACTATCAGACCTTCTTTACCTTTCCACACTGTACCAGATGTTTCACTCCATATGTCACCCTGTCTAGCAGACTCAACAAATTTACCATCTGTCTCATCTAACACAGGAGAGTTAGCATAAAGTATTTTTAACATTGGAAGTTTTTGATCTCGAGCTGTTGTAAACTCTTGACCTTGACCTGCCATATCCTCCAAATTAAATTGAGCTGGTAGGTTTTCTTTTTTCTTTACTATCGCTTTTTCTTGTTGCTTTTCTATCATGATTACTCCTTCGTGGTTATTTTAGTTTTATTTGCAACGTAGGTTCCAAACAATTCTGCAGGAACATCTTTACCTAAATCTGCAATCTGTTCTTTTACAAACGATCTCAGACTACTTGGATGAACTGATGTTTTCTGTTGAACTGCTAGACCCTTACTCTTCAACTCCTCTACAAGTGCTTTTGCTTCATTGTCTTGCTTCATTTTAAACTCCAAGGATACCTGGTTTTTAATCAGATCTCCATGGCCGTTTGCACGTAGCCATTCAAAAGCTTCTTCACTTCTAGATGCTGGTATTCTTGCAGAGTAGAACGGTTTAACCTCTACGGATATTCCACCTTCGAGTTTAATTAACTCTACACCTGCTTGTTGCATTAAGTTTGGAATTGTTTGCTCAGAAAGATTAGTCTCAACCTCTTTTAACTTTTTTAGTTCTTCTTCAGTCGTTTCTATTTTTTTCTGAGTTTCCAATAACTTTTTGCAAGATTCGGTGATGTTTGATGACATCGCCATATCTATCTTTACAATAGATTCTGCTTCTAAGTCCATAAGAACCTCCTTGGCCAAATCAATATATTATTTATTTGATATTTGCAAATAAATAATCTAAATCATTCTCAATGTATAAATACAAAACAGAGCCCTTTAGTCATCAAAGAAGATCGTTAGTAGAAGGGGCTAAACCCTACAATTTTGCATACTTCATGGAGATGGGAACTGGTAAGACAAAAGTTGCTATAGATAATGCAGCTTATTTATTTCAAGATAAAAGAATTGATTTTGCATTTGTAATTGCACCAAACTCTGTTTACCAAAATTGGAAAAAAGAAATAAATGTACATTGTCCAGAAGATACTAACATTTATATTTGGAAAGTATCTAAGGATAAAACATTTAGGATGGATCCAAACAAACTTACATTTGTTCTTATGAATGTTGAAGCGTTATCTCATGCATCAGGTAAAAAGTGGTTAGAATCTAAATTACAAAAACACGGTATGAGAAGTATGATTATATTAGATGAAAGCACTTCTATTAAAAATTTAAGAGCATCAAGAACAAAAGCTATCATTAAATTAGGCCAACTAGCTAGATATAAAAGAATTCTTACAGGTTCACCTATTACTAAATCACCATTAGATTTATTTTCACAATGTGCATTCTTAGATAAGAAGTTATTAGGGTATGATAATTTTACTGTATTCAAAGCTAAGTATGCAGTTATGTTTAGTATAGAACGTGGTGGATATAATATACAGATACCAAAGTATTATGTGAATTTAGAAGAATTAGAATATAAATTAAAAAACTTTTCATATAGAGTTAGAAAAAAAGATTGTCTTGATCTACCAGAGAAGATGTATGTTCAAAGATATGTAGATCTACCGGATGAACAAAGAAAAGCTTATGAACAACTCAAAGAATCTGCATTGATGATACTTAGAGATGCAGAAGTATCTTACAATAATAAACTTACCGAATTATTAAAACTCCAACAAGTATCTAATGGTTTCGTAAAAACAAATGAAGGTAACATTGTTGATTTTAAAAGTAATGCAAAATTAACTGAGCTGATGAATATTATTGGAGAGACAGAAGACAAATGTATTATCTGGGCAACTTATGTTCATAATATTGAAAGTATTAAAAAGAAATTAGCTGAGACTTATGGTGTAGACTCAGTGGTTTCTATTTATGGTAAAGACTCTGTTGATGTTCGTAATCAAGCAGTGGAAAAATTTCAAAACAAAGAAGAGTGTAGATTCTTAGTAGGTAACCCAACAGTAGGTGGTTATGGTTTAACATTGACTGCTGCTAAGTATGTTATTTATTTTAGTAACTCGTATAATCTTGAGGTAAGACAACAAAGTGAAGACAGGGCTCATAGAATAGGACAGAAGTCTCAAGTAACTTACATTGATATAATTGCTAGAGATACTATTGATCAAATGGTATTACACAATCTTGAAAACAAAATTGAATTATCTGCTAAGACTCTTGGAGAACAGGTTCAGAAATGGCTTTAACTTCTAACGTACATATGGTGTCATTGTGTTGAGATCCATGATTTACTAATAAAATTTTTTCTATTTCAAAACCATTCTTTTTACCGATACCACCTGAGTTCCAACCAAATGAAATCACCTTACCATTTGGTTTTATTATTCTAGCTATTTCTTTTTTACAATTAGACCAATAACTATTATTCATTGGGTGATCTAATGATAGTCCGTTACTGTGATACATTTCTTTTAGTTGACGTTGAGAATATGGTGGATCAAAGACAAGACTTAATTTTGAATTAGTTTCAATTTTTTTTAAATATGTGATTGCATCTTCTTTAAATGGATATGGAAAAGGATCTACATAATCTGATGCTATATTTTCTTTAATAAATTCTTTAATAGGCTTTATGTCAAACGTCCGATGGTTTGGCATCGCCCAAACTCTTTTTATTATCATGGTATCTATTAACCCTTTCTAACCATTTAGCTTCATACTCATCTAATTTTTCTTGATCCATTTTAAACTCTTGATAAATTTTATCTTTAGTACAAACACAGATAAGGCCTTGTGTTATAGGACCATATTGTTTCTTATGTGCTAGCGAGTATGCTGCTATTTGATAATAATAGTCTTCAACATATTCTTCTCTTTTTAATTTGTTTGATTGTTTGAAGTCAATGATCGTAGGTTGATCATCATATAAACCAACTACATCTGTTGCACCTGCCCATCTATCTTCATATGCAAGACTAACTTCATTACCCCATACTTCTTTTAACTTACCTAGGTTGTCTACAATTTCGTGAGCCATGAGTCGTGGTAAAGCACCCTCTGGTGACAGATTAATGTAACCTCTACCGTCAATATAATTTTCTAACACATAATGCATCTCAGTTCCTCGAGTTGCAGCTTGATTAGTTATACGTTGTGCTTCTTGGTATCCTACTCTTTCACGCCATGCATCTAATCCTGCTTTCTTATCTTCTGATTGGGTAGCTGATAATATAGTTGTGACTGATGGTATCTTTATATCTCCAACATTATAGTGTCGTGAGCCGAGGTCGTTGTCTCGAGTATATTTTGCATACTCATATTTCTTTTTGATTTTTAAGTCAGTAATATAAAATGAATTATTTTCTCTAACAAGACGCACAAGGTCTTTTAGTTTAATTTTAAAATAAGAGCAACAATTATTCCTAACATTGTTGTCATTAAAAACCCTGTAGATGCTATCATTATTTTTTCAAGTCTATGTATATCTTGATGAACATCATTTATTTTTCTATTAGTTTCTTCTTGCATAATTCTGCATAGCTTTTCATGATCATCCATTCTCTGATGAGCGAGTATATCTTTACTAGAAGCTTTTCTTGGCACTAACTATCCCTCCCTTACTAAAAAGGTTTAAAGCCTGTGCTAATTCTGTGTTTGATTGTCCTGCCAAAGGTAAGTTTGATGGTTGAACATTTGGTAGAGGTATATCAGATCCAGATCTTACTATTGAACCTGTTCTTTGTCCTGTACCTTGTCTTTTTATTCCAGATTGTAAGTACGGATCTATTTCGATTGCAGGTGCATTCTCTGGATCAAATTCTCTTTTAGCAGGAGCATTGGGCATAATACCTGTTTTAAAATATTGTTCATATGCTTCTTTGTTTCCTTGCACTTTATCAATAGCTGCTTTAGCTTCTACTGGACCAATAATACCTTCTGAAACTAATGCACTACTTAATTGACCAATATATCTAGTTAACCCTTGATAACTATCAATTCCTTTGTTTCCCCTACCTAAACCTTCAATTAATGCTCTAGTAGTTGCAGGTCTAGACATTGCGTAAGCTAAACCAGCAGGACCTAATACAAAAAATGTTGCAGCTCCTGGATCAATTGTACCTGTACCAAAACCAACTACACCAACTATTTGTGATAAAGCACCAGCCTGTTTCATCTGTACAAGCATGTCTCCACTTGTTCCTGCAGCACCTGGTGGTTTTATTTTACCTTCAATTAATTGTAGTCTTCTAGTGTAATCTTTAATACCTTTTATTTGTGACTTTGTTAAAAAACCAACATCATCTTTAAGTAACCAATCATAATCTTTTAAAAATTTTTCTGCACCTGTTTTATTAAGTTTGTAGTATTGGCCAGATTTATCTACACTATTTCTTAAAAAATCTTTAAAGAATTGTCCTTGAAGTGCTCCTAGAATTTGTTCTCTTTCTGGAAATAAATCATATTGTTTACTTCCTGCATTTATTTTTCCATCTCTTAAACTTTTTTGAAAGGCTCTAAAATAAGTTGGCTTACCTGCACCGATAATATTTTTATACAATCTTTCTTGGCCAAAATCAGTTTTTAATAAATCTTTTACTACCTTACCTTCAAATGCTCTTCCACCTAATTTTGTAAAATCAGATGCAGCTTTTCTTGCAGCATTTACTGAAGCTGGTAAAGGGGAGTTAGCTAACATGGCCTCCATTCTTTTTACTATTTCAGCTTGTACTGATTGTGCTCTTCCTACAGGCCTCATACCAGCTATTTCAGAATAAGCTATTCTAAAAGTATTGTAATCTGTTTCATCTCCCATTCTATTTAAAATTCCTAACATTTGATTTACATCACTATTATCAGGAGCTATATTTTCTTTTGTAGCTTTTTTTATATATTCACTTAAACTATCAACTGATTCATCTAACCCTTTATATGTATTAGTAACAGTTATCTTTGCTGGTACTTCTGGTCCTCTAATTTTTACATTGAAAGCAGGATTATATGTTCCGTCTGCTCTAATTGTCGTCCTATTAACACCTTCTGCCAATTCATCCCACAATTTATCTTTTGTAGTTTTATATATTTGTTGACCACCTCTTATTTGTGAATTTAAAAAAGCAGTTACACCATCCGCAGCAATATCGTAATCTATTTTTGGTAAGTCTTTTGTTAATACTTTTGTGAAATTATCAATAGATTCTATAGTCATTAATCTACTTAAACCTTCTGTATTTCTAATAAAAGCACCACCACCAATTGATGCAGCAGATAGTGAACTTGCTAATTCGACACCAGATTGTTCTGTAATCTTACCTGCAATAATATTAGCGTCTTCAAATTTGTATCTACCTCTTTTTACATTAAAGAAATCTGGGTTACCTTTTTGTGCGCTTAAAAATGCATCGTCAGTTAACTCTGCACTTTCTAAAATAGATCTTTGTTGTGGTGTAATAAATACTTTTTGTGTTTCATCTGATAGCTTATCTAAGACTTCTTTACTTGGAAGTTTACCTGTCTCTTTAAACTTTGCTACTTCTTTATAAAATAATTTATCTCCATCTAAACCTCTTACTACATCTTGAGCACCATCAATTGTTTTCAAAGAAAACCCTGTAACTTTGTTGTATGTTTTAGCTAAGGCTCCTGCCATACCAAAACCAAGTAGTTCACCAAAAGCACCTTGAGCTGTACCTCTTGCAACTTCTCTTACAATACTTTCTTTAGGATCAAATGTTTGGGATATAGCTGCACCAGCTCCACCCCCTAATCCTGCACCGGTTACCCCTCCAATTAATCTTTGTTTATTTCTACTTAAATTTAAAAGTGGTCTAGCTATTCTAGCAACTCTTGCTGCCAATAATCCTGTACCTACTAAAGAAGATCCTCCTGTAAAAGGAGCTGCTGCAACACCTGCAATACCACCAGCGATAGATAAACCTACCTCTGTTACTATTCTCATAAAGTCTGGGCTTGCTAAAAAACTTTCTGTATCTTTATTATACTTTCCTTTTTGTGCATCTGATAAAACTTCTTCAGGTGTAATCATAAGTTTCATCTCATCATCAAAACTTAATCCACCTTTACCTTCTGCCTTTTTAGCTGCTAAAACAGAATCAATAGCTACTTGTTCTTTTGGAGTAGGCTCAGTCCCTTTAATTTTAAATGTATTTCCTTGTACAACTATCTCTGCCATATAAATCCTTAATTTGCACTAACATCATATTTGTTACCATCGTATTGTTTAATAGTAACACCTTCACTTAAATCAATATAGTTAGAAGCACCTCTTCCAGAAGCCTCCATAATTTCTAAGGCAGTAGTAAAGTCTGCATTATTATCTTCTGCAATTGCAATAGCATCTGCAAAATAACTATCTAATGCTTGTAGTTTTGCTTCAAATGTAGCTTCAGTATCACTTACTTGTGGTATAAGCTTTGTAATTCTTTCTGCCTCTTGTTCTGATACTGCTGCACCAGAGATCGCTTGTGTTACAAATGAAGTTGCTTGTTGTATTCTACTTTTAAAAGCACCATAGTCTTTTGAAAATTGTGAGCCACCTACTTTACCAAGCGATGCTCTAATTCTACCTAAGTCACCAAATCCTACAGGCTTGTTTAATCTATAATAGTCATCACCAATCCTAGATAAAATAGTTCTTACTCTTTTACTTCCTTGAATTTGTTTTATTGATTCAGCTGACGGTTTAGATACGACTGTAATTTTTCCTTCACCATCAACTTGAGCCACTGTGCCTTTAGGTAAATTATAAGATTTTAATTCTGAGTCTGATAAAGTTCTTACACCTTTACCTTTAGTTTTTTCTACAGATAAAATAGTTGCAGGTAATTTACCAACACCCTCTCCTAATGCATCTAATGCGGGAGCAATTCCTTTACCTTTTGCTTGAAGTAATGGTGCCGCTAAAGTTGCAGCATAAATAGCTTTCTCTTTTGGAGATAGCGAACCTAAACCACCAGCTTGAAAATGTTTTATAGTAGGCTTCAATGACTTGAAGTATCTGTCCTTAAACATTTTTCTTGTTAATACTTTATCCATGATTACCTCGGTTGCATCATGTTATAAGCTGCATATCCACCTAATGCTGTTCCTGCTGCTTGTGCTAAAGGATTGGAGCCGGGAGCCGTGGTTGCAGTAACACTACTTTGTGTTGTTGGTAAATTAGTCATAATACCTTTTAAGAATTCAACTCTTTGATAAGGTTCATAAGCTCTTTGTAATTGTGTTGCTCTTTGAGCATCTAGTGCTTGTTGACCAATACCTCTTTGTACTGCACCTGCTTGCATCTGAGCATTAATATCAGCTAATGACATAGCTTGTTGTTGAGCACCTAATTGACCTAAGCCTTGGCCTGCAGCTAATTGTGTTGAAGTTTGTAAACCTTGTTGTTGTTGAGCTGCACCTAACGCAGTTTGGAATCCTGCAGCTTGTGCTTGACCCATAGCCTCTAAAGTTCTTTTTGCAAGTTCAGCTTGTTGAACACCTTGTCTACCGCCTCCAAAAGCACCTGCATCAATAGCAGAAGCAGCTAATTGATTTTGAGCCATTTGTCCTTGTCTACCAATTTCAGCTGTAACATATTGTTGATAAGGATTTAAAAATTGTGCAATGTTTGGTCCTGCAGCAGCAGTTTGTTGTGCACCT